CTTTTTTGTTTAGACCACTCCCTTAAAATTACTAATTGTAAAAGTTCTAGAGTGGTAATGTTTTTATTTTGCATTATGACCTCCGTTAATTTTTAATTATATACTTAGTCTCATAAAACAAGTCAAGTCTTTTTAAAAAATAAATTTAAAATTAAAACGCAATTTAAACTTAAAGCTAAAACGCAATTTGAACTTATGATAGTGAATTTTTATTTTTCAATTTTTAGTTGTAAAACTTTAGGTTGTAAAACTTTAGGTTGTAAAACTAAGGGTTGTAAAAATGAGCTGTTTTTTAATTTTTAATATGGCTAATATGGCAGTTATAATTAATAAATTTGTTAAGTAATTCATTTTAAATTATCGGGTTAAATTGTTTTTAGTATCGAAGGTAGAGCAAAATTAGGAGTTAACCCGTATTAATATAATTAAATTAAGCTAAATAATTTAAAATTAAAATTATTGGAATTAATAAAAATAATAAAATTAAAAAAATAGTGAAATCATTTAAACTAGCAATAGCCGTTATTAAAACTACACTAAATAAAATTATTAAAACTACCGATAAAATATTTTTTAAACAATTATTTAAAATAAAAACCCCCTAATTTAGTTAAATTAAAACCTTTTAAGATGTGTTATCACACTACCCGTAGTATGTGGTATTTTTGCAACACACAAGTAATGGTATGTATATAACACCTATAAATTGGAATTACAAGCCCTAATTGTATTTTATTTTTGTAGTCTTTTATTGTTTTAATTATTGTAAAATCACTCTATACAATAGGGTAGGTAGATAAAAATTAATTTAGGCGATTAATGATTTTAGGCAGTTTACAATATTTAAAAAAATCTGGGAATTACAGAATAAAAAATTATTTTAGTAATTCATACGAATTTATTACGCCAAATTATAACCAATATAATCGCATTATTTCTTATAAATTTAGAAATATAAACTTTAGTAATTTTGTAGAAATTAGGTCTTTTATTAATAACATTAACAAAATTAAAATTTAATTAAATGTGCATTATAATAGTTGGTAAACCAGAAAATATAACAGATAAAATTCTTTTAAGAGCATACAACGGGAATAAAGACGGTTTCGGTCTTATGTACTCTAAAGATAATAAAATTATCACAGAAAAATTCTTACCAAAAAAATTTAAATCAGTTTTAAAGTGTTTTAATAAACACGCAAAAAATACAAATCAAATTGCTTTGCATTTTAGATTTGCAACACAGGGCGAAAAAAATAATTTTAATAGCCACCCCTTTTGTATTTTAAATAAAAAGTTAGGCGATAATTTTGATTTATTTTTAATGCACAACAGCCCATTATTACCAGCCCCTATTTTAGATAATAAAAAATCTGATACTTATTTTTTTAGTAGATATATTTTAAAACCAATAATTAAAAATAAACCAGATTTAATTTTTAATGAAAGTTTTATTAAATCTTTAAATAAAATTATTAATGCTGAAACAAATTCAAGGGTATTACTTTTAAACAGTTTAAATAATAATTTTGAGTTTTTAGGCGACTGGTCGGAATATAAAAATTTAAAAGTATCTCAAACATACTCAATTCAAGATTATGAAACTAGTACAGTAAGCTATTCAAGAAATTCTAATTTTAATGATTATAATTTTAAGAGTTATAATTCAAATAATTATTATGATTTTAATTCTAATACTGATGATGAAAATTATTACAGCAATTATTATTATGATAGTGATAAAACTTTTAAACAAGATTTATTGAAAAAAGCATTGTTTAAAAAACAATCTAAGAAAAATAAAAAAGAAAATATTTATTTAAATTATCAAAATTTAAGCCACATTTTTGACAATGGTACTAACAAAGAAATTTTTAAAACAATTAAAAAATTAAATCATAAACAAATTGCTGATTTAATTACTGACCTTAGAGACGATAAAAAAATTTTAGATGAGATTGAAGATAATGAAATTCAAGTAGATGATTTAAAATATAATTATGAGTTTTAAAAAAGATATTAATTTAGTTGAGAAATACCCTAGATTAAAACTAGATAAATATATTATTAGTAATTTAAGATTTTTAAAAAATGAGAAAAACTTATATTTAAAAAAACCTTTTCAAGATATTTTTACTGATATTAATAATGAAAGTTTTTATAACACTTTGTTAAATTATAAAAATGATGGTCGCCAAGTATTTTTTGAAACCTTATTAGATGAGATTGATAATATTAATCTTATTTGTGAAAGAAATGAAAAAAATAAAATAATTTCTGTAAGTTTATTTGATTATTTAAATAGTATAATTTTAAAAAGTTATTTAAATGAAATACCTAGTAATTTAAAATTATATAATACAAGTTTTAACCAATGCTTTTTTCAATATCAAACTACTTATTTTCAAGGTTATTTACAAGGTAAGCAATTAAAAGACCTAAGTCTTTTTGATTGTCTTTGTATTGCTGATTATAAGTTAACAAAGGGGATATTTGGTTTTAATCAAAAATTTTATTTAAGTTTTTTAGTAAATCATCAATCGCAAAATGATATTTTTAATGAGATTTTAAAAGATATTGAAAGTCTTTTAAAAGATTTAAATTTTAATACTTTGATAAATTGTAATGTTTATAAATGTTGCCTTACTGGTTTTTATTTTCATAAGAATAATTTACTAAGTTTTTATAATATTGATAATAAATTTAATGTTATTGAAAAATTTAAAGATGATAATAAATATAATTTAAAAAGATTTTATAAAGTTGATGAGCAAAATTATATCTATAAATATTTTGTGTCTAATATTACAAATCAATTAGTACCATATTCTAGTGAGACTTATATTAGATTAGATTTAAGTAATGTACTTGATAATTTAAAACCAGTACCAGAAATAAAATTTATCAAATCTTTAAATACAGCTATTTTTAGTGATGATAGTTATTTTAAAACTACTAATTATCTTACTAAGTTTAAATCTAATAATAACAAGTTAAGGTCTTGTTATGATGATGTATTAAAAACTTTAGATAAATTATATTTTAATGATGAGGATAAGAAAAAAACTCAATTATACGGAATAGAAATAGAAACATTTTCTATTCAAGATAAAGCCCCCCTTACAATTATTAAAGACATAGAAGAAAATTATTTAAAAGGTATAGCAATTTGTAAATCTGACGGCTCTATTGGCGATAATGGAATAGAAATAGTATCAACGGCTATGTCTTTTAACTATATTAAAAATAGTAATTTATTTTATAACTTTCACAAGCAAGTTAAAGATTTTTTAGGCAGTTATTCTAGGAGTTCGACTGGAGTACATATTCATATTAGTAGAGACACCCTTACAAAATTACAAATACTTAGAATTATTAGTTTTATAAATAATGAGATGAATTTTAATTACATAGCCAGAATTGCAGGTCGGGAATATTTTAATAACCAATATTGCGAGACTATTTTTAAGAATAAAGATGTATTAGAGTTAAATAGATATTTTAAAGATTATAATAATTTAATTTATTCAGCTAAATATTCAGCAGTAAATTTGTCTAAAAAAAGTACGGTTGAATTAAGAATATTTAAAGGCAATATTAGATTTGATGTTTTAAATAGATACTTAGAGTTTACAGATTGTTTAATTAATTTTGTTAAAAATACTAAAATTAGTTTAAATGATTATGTATCATTTATTAAATTTGTAGATGAAAATAAAAGTAATTATCCTTATCTTTATGCTTTTAATCAAGTTGAGATTGTTAAAAATGGAATTAAAGAATTTAAAGGTTTAGATAATGGTTATAAATTTATGAAATTACTAGATAAAAGAAAAATAACTTATAAACCCCTAAGATTTGAATTACTAGAAAATATTAAGTTGCCTAAAGTTCGTAAACCTAGACAAGCCAAAATCTAAAAAACGGGGGGTACTAAGCCCCGTCAAATAATTTCTTTGATGCTCTAAAGTCTTTTAAATAAGATTTTTTAAATCAAAATATATCAAAATATATTAAAACAATAGTTATTGATGTTTTTATAAATCTATATTTTGTATAACCACAGGTGGCAACACTAGGCGAAAAATAGGATATAACCCGTTTATGATAGTGAATAAATATAGAATAATTTACGGGTTAACTATGGGCTTTCATAGGAGATGTTTGCAGTAAGAGACACTTAACCCGTATCTAAGTGAATTAAATTAAGAGTGATTTAATCTTTTTTACTAGTTTTCGCTGTATAGTGGCTACCGTTCATAACCCCCTGACCTGATAAAAATTTAATTTTATTTGTATTAAAGTTATTTAATTTTGTTTTAATTTGTGATATTGATTTGTTTAATATGTTAATGAGTACCGACAATAATAAAAGACATTTAACAATTTTAAAAGTTAATGACTTTAGAGACAAATACTTTAAAGCCGTTAACTCTAAATCGCCTTTTTTTAAAGTTGGTAGTAAATTAGTAATAACTAAATTTGCTAAATTCTATTTAATGGAGTTAGAAAGCAAGTTTAAAACTTTAAACTAAAATAAAACAAAATGGAAAATTACTTATTAGATGATTTGATTTTGTTTTTAGTGTTGGCTTTTAGTGTATTTATCTTATTCATATTATTTTATGGAATTGATAAACTAATAACTAATCGCATTACTAAAAAAGCTAAACTAGATAATCATATTTATTATTTAGTTGAGTTGAATAAAAATAAACATAATAAACAAGATTGATATTTTTAGGGGGTATCTAGGCAAGGCGAGGTCTAAACATACCCCCTTAAAATTGATTTAAATAAGTTTTAATATGAATAAAAAGAAGTTTTTAGTTGAATTTGATGAAAGTTTAAAAACTTATAAAAGTTTAGATATTCCTATTCCAACAGTCCAAATTCAAGATGATACCGAAACAGATGATTATAGGTTTTGCGAGGAGTGTAATACCGATTATTTAGAGGGCGAAAATTGTAATTGTTAATGTTTTATGTGTATGAGATTAAAACCAGATACTAAAGATTTAAACTGTAATCACAGCCCAGATTTATTCTGTCTAATGTGTATCAATTCGGTAAACTTTGATTTATACAAAAATGCTTATGAGTTGTTAAATGATTATATTCAATACTTACCAGATAAAGAAAAACTAGAATTACAATCAAAATTAAATAAATTATTTGAATATACTACTTGAAAAAATTGAATTAATAACTAAGTTATAAATTAAGTTTATATCATCAGTATAAACCTTGCTAAATGTTAGATGATACTGGCAATTTATAAAGTACAGTCCTTATATTTTGCCAGTATCTAAATTAAACTAAATACCTAAAAATAAAAAAAACAGATACGCCTTGTGTCTCAATTAAGCGAGACTTTTTTTCAATCAATAATAATCAATAAATAATAAAAGATAGTTTATCTTTTTGGCTTGTAGTCTAATAACCTACAATTTACACGGGTATTTTAAAATACAATTAAAAGTTGTACAACTAGGGGTTGAGGGGGGTTTTTTGACAGCGGAGTAATCGAGATACCCATTCATATTTTTTTAAAAAAAGTATTTGACACCTACGAAAATCAATGTAAAATAGACATATAGGTCTATATTGTGGTTATTCTCCAGCTGGTATACTACTAGTAACTACTTGTATTGGAACTAGTATAACACTTATAACTAACTAATATAACACTTATATAGTAACTAGTAGTAGTCTAATAATAGATTAATAATAGTATCTATTGGTATTGGTTATATCTTTATCCAATTATCCCCTATTGTCTTCCTACCTACAGCGTGTTCCATAAACTTGTCTAACTCAGCTTGTAGTCTTCTATCTTTGAAATCTTCTACTTGTCTTGTACTGTCTACCGACAGTTGCTCAATCCAGTAGGCTACCCCAATAGCTAAGGCATCTAGTCTATCGTCATTACGTAGACAACCACGATCTTTAGTGATTCTAGTTAATTGGTAGAACAGTTGGTAGTGAGGGTCGTTTGTATCAAAGTCAGCACGTATAATCTGTGGGCTAACAATTAGTCGGTGTTGGTTAAGTAATGGTTCTAAGGTATCTATTATTCTTAGTTCCTTTTGTTTAGAGTGACTAACTTCCTCTATAGTAACTGGGTGGTATTTATTAATTACTGGTTTTAGTAATTGAGTAAACATACCATCTCCAAAGTTACTCTCAACAATAACCATATTAACTTCAGCATCTCTAGCCATCTTAGCTAAAGTTATTAAGTTGGCTTCACTATAACCACCTTGTAATCCTTTACAGGTGTGTAAATATAGGTTTCCGTTTAATTGTTTTATAATGGCAACACCTAGTTCATCACTACCTCTACCACTAGGGTCAATAGCCATTACCGAACCTTTATAAACATCAAACTCTGTAGATACAAACATAGGTTTGTGATACTTGTCCCCTGTAAATCCGACACTAGGTAAATCATCACAAACATATTCTTGTGTCCCAGCCCAAGCTAATTGTACTGGGGCTACCTTATTGTCTATATCCATAACTATTAGATCAGACAATTTAAGTGGGAATCTTTCTTTGTCGGACAATGTAGTGTCCAACATAAACTGTAAAGCAAACCCAGAACGACCATAAGAGGCTTCTCTTTCCTTTAGGTCTATATCAGTAAATCTTTTAGGGTCTATGGGCTCACCACCAGCTAGATTACTATTAACAACAAACGGAGCTAACCGATTACCATATTTAATAATTCTGCTAGTTTCAGGCATACGGGCAGTCCATATACGAACTTCATACCCACGAGTTGG